ATGAAACCGATTTTTACAAGAAAGATTAAGAGGTAAATCCAATGAGTATAAACAAATTCAATTGTGAGGGTTATTATGACCCCACAGCTTACGAGGCTATGACAGCCGTAGAAAAAGAAGAAAAGGCACTCCGTGCTTTTCGCCCGATCGTGTATATCTGTTCTCCCTATGCCGGGGATGTGTCGAAGAATGTCGAAAATGCTCGACAGTACAGCCGTTTTGCTGTGGACAAGGGTTACATACCTGTCGCACCGCATTTGCTGTTTCCACAGTTCCTTAATGACGATAGTCCCAAGGAACGTCAGCTCGGTCTGTTTTTCGGCAATGCCATTATGAGCAAATGTAGCGAGGTGTGGGTCTTTGGTGACCGCATCTCTTCCGGCATGGAGGCTGAAATCAAAAGAGCCAAGTGGAAGAACTACCGCTTGCGCTATTTCACCGAAAACTGTGAGGAGGTTCTCAAATGAAATTCACCCTGTATCGTGCCGACTTCATCGGCGCACCTAACAACTGCTCCTATCCGCACAAGGTTGAAGTTACGGATACCGAGAGCCTGATTTCCGCTGTTGCTCGTGATTACGTCTGTGCGGAATACCGCAATAACTACCGCAACGGCGATAACTTTATCGGTGCGGATTGCTTACCCGTGGATTGCGACAACGACCACTCCGAAGACCCCAACGATTGGGTCACTCCCCATGATGTGCGTGATGCCTTTCCCGGCGTCAGCATTGCTATCCATTACAGCCGTTCCCATATGCGTGAAAAGAACGGCAAGGCAGCTCGTCCCAAGTTCCATGTGCTGTTTCCTATTGACCCTATGACCGACCCCACCGCTTACAGCGAAATGAAAAAGTTTGTCAACAGCATCTTCCCATACTTTGACACCCAAGCATTGGATGCCGCCCGTTTCTTTTTTGGCACTGGCACGCCCGAGGTGGAGTTTTATCCCGGTGATATGAACCTCACCGAGTTTCTTACTGACGAGGACTTTGACGCCGATATGCGCGGTGGCTCTCACGGCGAGGTAATTATCCCCGAAGGTAGCCGTAACGCAACGATGTCCCGTTTTGCCGGTCGTGTCATCAAAAAGTACGGCGACAGCGAGGCTGCGTTTGAATGCTTTATGGAAGAGGCAAACAAGTGCATTCCTCCCTTGGAACATAACGAACTGATGACCATTTGGCACTCGGCTCAAAAGTTCTATGCCAGGGTTCAGCAGCAAGATGGCTATGTTCCGCCCGAAGTGTATAACGATGATGCCACCTACAAGCCGGAGGACTTCTCCGATGTAGGTCAAGCGGAGGTATTGGCAAAGCACTTCTCCGGGGAACTGCGTTATTCTCCCGCCACACACTACATTCGTTACAACGGCCGTTATTGGCAGGAAACCGAACCCGGCTCACAGGCTGTGGCTCACGAACTGACCCGCCGTCAGCTTGTGGAGGCATCCTCCGATATGATGGAGGCTTTGGCTACCCTCAAGGCTTGCGGTGCCCAAGAAATTATGGATAACAACAGCAAGGCAAAAGCCGAAAGCCTTATGAGTGATGAGCAGATGGAAGCCTACCGTGCTTTCCTCGCTGCGAAAGCATATCAATCCTATGTTATTCAGCGCCGTGCATCTAAAAATATCACAGCCACGCTGAAGGAGTCCCGTCCTATGCTTGAAATCACTCCCCAGGACTTGGATGCAAATCCTTACTTGCTCTGCACCCCCGACGCTACCTTTGACCTCCGCCTCGGCTTGGCAGGTGCAAGAGAACATTCCCCGGAGGACTTTATCACCAAAATCACAACTGTTTCACCCAGCGAACGTGGTAAGCAGATTTGGCTCGATTGCCTTGATACAATCTTCTGCGGTAACCAGGAACTCATCGACTATGTGCAGATGATTTGCGGTCTTGCCGCCATCGGCAAAGTTGAGGTCGAAGCCCTTATTATCGCATACGGCTGCGGTCGTAATGGTAAGTCCACCTTTTGGAATTCTATCTCCCGTGTCCTCGGTCTTTACAGCGGTAACATTTCTGCAGATACATTGACCTTCGGTTGCCGCCGTAATGTTAAGCCTGAGATGGCAGAGGTTAAAGGCAAACGTCTGCTCATCGCAGCGGAAATGCAGGAAGGCGCCCGACTCAACGATTCCACCGTCAAGCAGCTCTGCTCGGTTGACGACATTTTTGCCGAAAAGAAATACAAGGACCCCTTCAGCTTTTCACCCAGCCACAGCCTTGTGTTATACACCAACCATCTACCCAGGGTAAGTGCCTCCGATGATGGTACTTGGAGACGCCTTATCGTTATTCCGTTCAATGCCAAAATCGAAGGCAAAAGCGATATCAAAAACTACGGCGACTTCCTTTACCAAAATGCCGGAGAGAGTATCCTTGCGTGGGTTATCGAAGGTGCGAAAAAAGTAATCGACCTCGACTACAAATTTCCCATTCCGGCTATCGTGCAGAAAGCCATCGATGACTACCGCAACCAAAACGATTGGTTCGGCAACTTCCTGGCAGAAAAGTGCGAGGTCGGCACGGGCTTGAAAGAAAGCTCCGCTGCTCTGTATCAAGCATACCGCAATTACTGCGTAGATACCAACGAGTATGTTCGCAGCACATCGGACTTCTACTTTGCCCTGGAGAATGCCGGGTTTGAGAAGATTGTTCGTGGTGGACGCAAGTTCATAAAAGGAATCCAGGTCAAGACCGACAACGGCGATTTTGAGGACTTTTTGAACTGATTTTAGGTAAATAGGTGCGGTCGACGATAGTCATTTACAAAAAACTCTCTTATAAGAAAAAATCATAAAAAATTGCATAAGAAAAAGTTTAGTAATTGACCATCAACGACCGCACCTAATCCATAAAAAACCTTACGGAGAAAGCATTATGAGAGAAAAAGCTATCGAACATAAATTAACGCTGATGGTAAAAAAGCGTGGTGGGATTGCACCGAAGTTCGTGTCTCCTGGATATGATGGGATGCCCGACCGAATAGTTCTTCTGCCAGGTTGCCGTTTTGCCTTTGTGGAAGTAAAGGCACCAGGAGAAAAACCCCGCCCGCTCCAAACTTCACGGCACAAGCTATTACGCAAACTTGGCTTTAAGGTTTATGTCCTTGATAGCCAAGAGCAGATTGGAGGAATCCTTGATGAAATACAAGCCTCATAACTACCAGGCTTACGCTATCGATTACATCGAAACGCACCCCATTGCCGCCGTTCTGTTGGATATGGGTCTTGGCAAGACAAGCATAACGCTGACGGCAATCTACAACCTTCTGTTTGACAGTTTTGAGGTTCATAGGGTGTTGGTAGTCGCACCGTTGCGTGTGGCAAGGGACACATGGACGGCTGAAGTCGGTAAGTGGGACCACCTACAGAACCTCATATGCTCTGTGGCTGTGGGCACCGAGGCTGAACGCAAAGCAGCCCTAATGAAACCCGCCGACATTTATATCATCAACCGGGAAAATGTCCAATGGCTCATTGAGGATAGCAACCTTCCGTTTAATTACGATATGGTTGTGATTGACGAGCTGTCCTCTTTCAAGAACCACAACACAAAGCGGTTCAGATCCTTACTGAAGGTTCGCCCCCTTATCAACCGCATCGTAGGCCTCACAGGCACTCCCGCCTCCAATGGTCTTATGGATTTGTGGGCGGAGTTTCGACTCCTTGATATGGGAGAGCGTTTAGGTCGGTTCATCACCAAATACCGCACCGACTTCTTCGTGCCGGATAAAAGGAACGGAATGGTGATTTTCAGTTATAAGCCGTTGCCCTTTGCGGAGGAGCTTATTTACAAGAAAATCTCCGATATCACAATATCGATGAAATCCACCGACCACTTGCAGATGCCGGAACTCGTATCAAGCGAATATACAGTAAGCCTTTCCGACACCGAGAAGAACGACTACGAAAATATGAAAAGCGAACTCGTCCTGAATATCCCCGACGGAGAAATCACCGCAGCTAATGCCGCCTCCCTCTCCAATAAACTCTGCCAAATGGCAAACGGCGCTATCTATGATGATGAGGGTTCGGTTCACGGCATTCACGACCGCAAACTCGATGCGTTGGAGGATATCATCGAATCGGCAAACGGCAAACCGCTTCTCGTGGCATATTGGTTCAAGCACGACCTTGACCGCATTACCGAAAGGCTGAAAAAGTGCCACATTCCATTTTCCAAGCTGGACACCGCTGACAGCATCCGCAAATGGAACAACGGAGAAATTGCCGTAGCCTTAATTCACCCTGCATCGGCAGGACACGGACTTAACCTCCAATCCGGCGGTTCGACCATCGTATGGTTCGGGCTTACCTGGTCTTTGGAGCTGTATCAGCAGACCGTAGCAAGGCTATGGCGACAAGGGCAAACCGCTGAAACCGTTATAGTGCAGCACATCATTACGAAAGGCACTATTGACGAGCGGATAATGAAGGCTCTGCAAAATAAGGAGCAAACACAGACTGCCCTTATTGATGCGGTAAAAGCCGACTTGAAAATATAAGCCAAAAATCGACAATAATCGACAATCCGCGCCAATCCGAGGAACTTCAAATTTTCGGAGGTACGAATATGACCGCAAAAGAGTATTTGCAACAAGCCCGTTTTCTTGATATCCGCATAAACTCCAAAATTCAGCAGATAGCATCTTTGAATGAACTCGCTGAAAGTTGTACAGCCACAATGACGGGTATGCCGAAAAATCCCAACCGTGGAGGGTCACGTATGGCAGATGCCGTATGTAAAATCGTAGATTTGCAAGATGAAATCAACCGAGATATTGCAAAACTCGTGGATTTGAAACGTGAAATTATGGGAGTTATTAAGGCTGTCCCTAATGTGGAATATCAAGCCCTTTTAGAAAAGCGATATTTGTGCTTTATTACATGGGAGCAAATAGCCGTTGATATGAGCTATAGCATACAGCACACTTACCGAATGCACGATGCCGCCATTAAGGAAATTGAGCAAATTCTGCAAGATGAGAGTTAAATGTATAGAATGAGAGTGTTGCCTTATGATATCATTATAATAGCGAAATAGAATACAGTTAAGCCTTCACGGGAGTCCCCCTCCTGTGGGGGCTTTTCTTATGCCCGGAAAGGAGTGGTTGTATGGGCTACCGTAAGGTCGGCTATATAGAGCAACTGTGGTACATCCTTAAATACAAGCTGGGTCAACTGTTCCGTAGGAGGTGAAACAATGCCCAAGAAACCCAAGCGACCGTGTTCTTACCCCGGCTGTCCAAGGCTTACAGATGGGCGGTTCTGTGAGGAACACAGCAAGGCTGAAGCCAAGCGTTATGAAACCTACGACAGAGACCCCGCCGTAAGGAAACGTTATGGCAGAGCCTGGAAACGCATCCGTGACAGCTACGCAAGTGAACACCCGTTGTGTGAGCTGTGCAAGGAGCAAGGCAAGCTCGTGCCTGTGGAGGAGGTACATCATAAAGTACCTTTATCTGAAGGTGGTACACACGCCAGGACTAACCTTATTAGCCTTTGCAAAGAGTGTCACGCACGAATTCACGCAGAGCGAGGCGACCGTTGGCACACCCGGTAGGGGCGGTCAAATCTCTACGACTTCCACTCTGTGCAACGGGCGGGGGGCTTCGTGTGCGAATTTTGCTATTCAAACGGGGTATTAACCCCCAAGCCGAAAGGAAGGTGAAAAAATGGCCAAGGATGGAACAGCCCGTGGCGGTGCGAGACCTGGTAGCGGACCCAAAAGAAAGCCTTTGACAGAGAAAATCTCTGCGGGCAAAACCGCACAAGTAATCGACCTGCCCGATGGTGCTGACCTTGAAGGTGTGGATATGCCGCCCATCAAGGATTATATGAAAGCAAAGCAAAAAAGCGGTATTGATTTATGTGCCGAGGAGATTTTCAAAGAAACCTGGGAGTGGTTAAAGAAAGTCGGTTGCACCGAATATGTAAATGTTCAGCTCATCAATCAGTACGCAATGACGGTTGCTCGTCAAATCCAATGTGAACAATGCCTCTCGGAATATGGTTTCCTTGCAAAGCACCCTACTACGGGAAATGCAATCGCAAGTCCGTATGTGTCGATGCTCCAACAGTTCACAAAACAAGCAAACCAATCGTGGTATCAAATTTATCAAATCGTCCGTGAAAACTGCTCTGTTGAATACGCAGGTGCAACTCCCCAGGATGATGTGATGGAACGCTTGCTTCGTGCAAGACAGAAAGGATAATGATTATGTTTGAAAAAGTAAATCCGTGCCACCCGGACAAGGTGGCTGATAGAATTGCCGGGGCTATTGTCGACTTGGCTTATGCTTCGGAAGAAAACCCTAAAATCGCAGTTGAGGTTTTGGTGGGACACGGCACTTGCCACGTTATTATTGAAACCTCCGCTTCCCTCAATCGTGAGGACATTGCCCGAGCCGTAGTTCGCATTGCCGGGAACATCCTCGTGGATATTCACATTGCCGAACAGGACAAACACCTCGCAGGCAACCAAGCTAACGGCTTTAGGTGCGGTGATAACGGCATCTTCAAAGGTATGCCTTTAACCGATGAGCAGAAAAAGCTCGCAGGCATTGCCCGTAATATTTACAGCAGATATAACTTTGATGGCAAATACATCCTTGAGGGTGACCGTCTTATCATCTGCCAAAGCAATGCTGCCACCGCTGACCTCCGCGAGATTTATCCCTCCGCTGAAATCAATCCCCTCGGTGATTGGACGGGCGGAACGGATGTTGACACGGGCGCTACCAACCGCAAGCTCGGTTCGGATATGGCTGACTCGGTAACCGGCGGAGGGCTTCACGGCAAAGACCTCTCCAAGGCTGATGTTTCCGTAAACATTCACGCATTCCTCAAGGCACAGAGAACCGGCAAGCCTGTGGAACTTTGCTGTGCTATCGGTGATGACACCGTGGACGGCATTCCGTATGCTGACATTGTGGAGGAGGCTCGTGAGTTCATTCACTCCCTTGGCGGCTTTGAGAAGTTTGCTGAATGGGGGTTGTTTTAATGCTCATTCAAAAGATGAACACCGCAGAGCTTATCCCTGCGGAATACAACCCTCGTAAAGACCTCAAACCCGGTGATGTGGAATACGAAAAGCTGAAACGCTCCTTGCAGGAGTTTGGCTATGTCGAACCCGTCATTTGGAACAAGACAACCGGCAAGGTTGTGGGCGGACATCAGCGTTTGAAGGTGCTGATGGATATGGGCATCACCGAAGTGGAGTGTGTTGTCGTTGAACTTCCCGTTGAAAAGGAAAAGGCACTCAATATTGCCCTTAACAAAATTAGCGGTTCTTGGGATAACGACAAGTTGGCTCTTTTGATTGCTGACCTTCAGGGTGTTGATTTTGATGTAACCCTCACGGGTTTTGACCCCGCCGAACTTGATGACCTTCTGGACATTGGTGCCGACACCAAGGATGATGATTTCGATGTGTCAGCCGAGCTTGAAAAACCTACCTTCACCAAACCCGGTGATGTATGGACTCTCGGAAAGCACCGCCTTGTATGCGGTGACAGCACAAAGGCAGAAACCTATGAATTGCTTATGTGCGACCGCAAAGCAAACCTTGTTATAACC